ACAAGAACCTGATCGAAGCGTACCTCGAGGGTAACTGGGACGCCGTGGGCGAGCCCGACAACGTCTACAGTTACGGGAAGGTAGCCGCGGCCATGACCAGGAAGGCGGAGCCCTCGGATCCGGTCGAACTCGGGAACGACGTGGCCAGGTCCGGGGACGACGAGACGGTGATCGCCCTCCGGGAGGGGATGAGGGTCTCGATCGTCGGCATCGCCAAGGGCCACGACACGATGCGGACCGCGGGGGAGAACTGGCGGATCGTCCGCGAGGAGATCCTCCCGCGCTGGGGGGGACGGCTCAGGAAGCTCCGGATCAAGGTCGACGCGGACGGCCTGGGCGCTGGCGTCGTCGACAGGCTCCAGGAGCAGCGCAAGGAAAAGGAAGAGGAACTCACGGCCCTGATCCTGGGGGCCCTGCCGAAGGAGAGGGCGCAGGAGCTGAGGGAGGAGGGCTACAAGCTCAAGATCGAGATCGTCGAGATCCATGGCGCGGGCAAGCCTCGGGAGCCGGCCAAATTCAAGAACCTCCGCGCCGAGATCCATTGGGCGCTCCGGGAGGTGCTCGACACTGTCGCGCTGCCGGAGGATCCAGAACTCCGCACGCAACTCCTCTCGATCAAATACCGGATAAACTCGGCCGGGCAGATCGAGATCGAGCCCAAGGAAGAGATCAAGAAGCGGCTCGGGAAGGGAAAGGAGTGCGGGGGCAGCCCGGACCGCGCCGAGGCCGTGATCTATGCCCTGGCCGACGTGCGGCCGCGCGAAGTCCACGCCTGGAGGCTCGCATGAAGTTCGAGGTGAAGCTCGACTTCGGCCGGAAAAGGGAAAAGAAGTCCGACCTTGTGCAATACGAGGGCGGCTCCTATTTCCTGGGACTCCCTTCGATATCCCCGCAACGGATACGGGATTATATCGAGGCCTACAAGATCAGCGAACTCGTCCGCTCCTGCGTCGACAAGATCAACCTCGCCGCCAAGGGAATCCCCTGGTATCTCTACGAGCGAGTGAGCAATGAGGAGATCCGAGAAGTGGAGTCGCACCCGCTCGTCGACATTCTTCGGCATCCCTCTAAGGGTCTCTCCTGGCCCAAGTTTATCGAGCGGGCGGTCGGGTTCTACCTCATCTCGGGAAACCGCTACATCAGAAAATACGTCGGCTCGTTCCGCCGCTATGGCGAGCTCGAGGTTCTCGCATCGCAAAAGGTCCAGATAAAGCCGGACGGGCAGGGCGGGGCCGCCTTTTACGAGCATCTCAGGGGTTCAAGATGGGAGCGGATCCCGGCGGAGGAGATTCTCCACAGCAGGATGTTCAACCCGGCCGACGACCTTTATGGGCTCTCGCCGGTCACGACGATCGCCAGCCAGCTCGACATCTCCAAGTTTGCGACCGAGTGGTCGATCAAGTTCCTGCAGAACGACGCCCGGCCGGGGGCGGTCGCTTTCGTTCCAGGCGTCCTCACTGAAGACCAACGCACTGAGATCAAGAATCAATGGGCGAAGGATTTTAAGGGCTCGGAGAATTCCGGCGGGCTGCTGATCATCGAGACCGGAAGCGGGGCGGTCCGGCCCGGAGACCTGAAGCTCCTGTCCTACCCGCCGAAGGAGCTCGAGCTTGCCGGCTCGGAGAAGATCATCACGCGCAAGGTCTGCGGGATTTTCCACGTCCCGCCGGAGCTCCTGGGCGACTCGGAGAATAAGACCTATTCGAACCAGAAAGAGGCGCGGAAGGCACTCTACCAGGAGGCGACGCTCCCGCACTTGGACGAGCTCCGGGACGATCTCAACGCCTGGCTTGTCCCGATGTTCGGCGACGCGGAGAAGATGTTCTACAACTACGACGCCTCGGACATCGACGCCCTAAGCCCGGACACGAATGAACTCTGGGAGCGATTTGGTAGGGCTGTCGATCGCGGCATCCTGACGCGGAACCAGGCCCTTGAAGGTTATGGTTACGGCCGGTCGGATGATCCGGCGATGGATATACCGACGGTCCAGGCGACCGTCTTGCCGCTCGACGCCGTGAGCGGAGGAGGGGAGGAATGAGCCTCGAACTCCAACTCCAGACGATCTCCTCCGCGCTTGACTTCGTGAAGGCCCAGCGGGTGACGATCATCGATGCCTCTAACACAGCTCGGCTGGGTGCATACATCATCAAGAATCGAAAGAAGGTCACGCGGCCCGTCCTATCTCTCTGGCGGGGCATGGCAGAATTCATGACGGTCGAAGAGGCGAAGCGGGCGATCCGCGTCGGGGGCGTACCGATTGAGTGGAAGAAGGAATGGGAGTGCGCCATCGGCGAATTCGCCCGGGGCGACCTCAAGCGGATCCAGGAGGCAATCTTCGCCGAGGTCGGGGGGGAGGTCGCCCGGCGCGTCAACGCTCTCCCCAGAAAGGAATTCACCTTCCATGCGACACGGGACCGGGTCCAGCAGAGAATCGAGGACCACGGCGGGGAGTTCATCACGCGGGTGACAGAGGCGCAGATCCTGGCCGCAAGGGCCGCGCTCCTTGAGTATGTCATGACTGAGGGGTTGACCCCCTTCGAGCTTGCGAAGCGGCTGAGGCACTTCATCGGCCTTACCGAGCGGTATGCGAATGCGGTGCTCAGGTTTGAGCGAGACCTTATCTCGGAGGGCCTGGCGAGGGACGTCGTCGCAAAACAGGTCAAGAAATACGCGGAGTTCCTGCATAAGGTCCGGGCCGAGAATATCGCCAGGACGGAACTCTCGTTCGGCTATAACGCCGGCCAACTCGAGGCGGTAAGGCAGGCCAGGGAGGACGGATGGCTCCTGGGCGATATCTACAAGAAATGGAACACCACAGGCCAGTCCGGCCGGGTGTGCGAGGAGTGCGAGGCAATGGACGGGGAGGAGGTCCGGGAGAACGAGGCTTTCTCCGCCGGCGTTGACGCGCCGCCGCTCCATCCTCAATGCGGGTGCGGCCTCTCTTATGAGACGAGGAGATAAACATGGAAAAGAAAACCTTCGAGCTTGAGATCAAAGAGTTGACCGAAGAGGGGAAATTCTCGGGCTACCTTTCGACCTTTGGGAACGTCGACGCCGGCGGGGACCTCGTGGACCCCGGCTCCTTCAAGAAAACGCTCCGGGACAATAAGTCATTTGGTTTTATCTGGAGCCATGATTCGACGTTCCACGGCATCATCGGATCGTTCACCGGGAAGGAAGATACGAAAGGCCTATTCACTGAAGGAGGATTCTTCCTTGAGCTCGAGAATGGGCTCCAGGCTTATAAAACGGCCAAGTTGCTCCAGTCCAAGGGAGTTAAGCTGGGTCTTTCCATGGGCTACAGGGCGATCAAGTATGTCTATGAAACAATCGACGGCATCACGATCCGGCGCCTCAAGGAAGTCAAACTCAGGGAGGGTTCGATCACACTCTGGCCGATGAATGACGAGACGAACCTCATGGTCAAAGAAGAGAGGGAAGAGGAAACCGAGACCAAGCCCTCCAAAGAGAATCACGTTTGCAGGAAGGGGAGTGGCGACTATGTCCGCTATCGGAGCGAGACGAGGAAGCACGAGGGGAAAACCTACACGGTCCGATTCGGGGTCAAGAAGGACGGCAAGTCGGAGGAATACGAATATTTCTATCCCGTCAAAGAATGGACCGCAGCCGAGGCCCGCGCCCATTGCCAAAAAAATGAGGGCACCTTCGAGGCTGCCCTGAAGGATAAGTCACTGACGTTTGTCTGCAAGTCCTGCGGCGAGGCACAAATACTCACTTTCACTGAGCCGGTGGACGCCACTCAGCCGAAAGCCGGGCTGCCTGAACCGGAGCCGAGCAAGCTTCACTCCACGCTGCAGAAAATCGCGGACGAACTCAAAAAATAACAAGGAGGAAACGTGTTAGAAGAAAAAGAACAGAAAGTTCTGAACGAGATCAACGACGCTATCCAGGCGATCCGCGACCAGTCTAAGACGCTCGACGCCTCGGTCAAATCCCAGGAGACGAAGCAGGCCGAGCAGAAGACGCTGATCGAGAAGGCCTGTTTGGAGATCGACAAGATCCAAGTTGCAATGCAGCGGCAATCGCGGGTCCTGGCCGGAGAGAGGATCGTCTCCGACGAGCACAAAGCCTACCTGGACTGGGTCCGAACGGGCCAGGGCTCGGACAAGCTGAGGACGGGCGAAAAGATCGAGTCCAAGGTCATGATCGAGGGCGACGTCGTGACCGGCGGCTACCTCACCTCGCCCGAAATGGACACGGGCATTCTCAAGACCGTCGTCGAGTTCTCGCCGATTCGGGAGCTCGCCACGGTGAGGCCGACGAGCCGGGAAAGCTACAAGCAGAGAAAGCGGACGGGCATTCCGACCGGCGGAAGGTCGGGAGAGACTGAAACCCGCGTCGTGACCCCCGGCCTGGCCTTCGGGATGGAGGAGATCCCCACGCATGAATACTACGCCTTCGACGACATCTCCCGCTGGAACCTGCAAGACGCCGAATTCAATCTCGAGGCCGAACTCGACGACTCTTTCGGGGAGGCGCTCGGAGTGCTCGAGGGCTATGATTTCGTGCTCGGGAGCGGGGTCAAACGGCCCGAAGGGTTCATGGTGAATCCCTCGATCGCCCATGTCCACAGCGGCGACGCAGCCCTTATCACGGGTGACAGCTTCAAAAGGCTCTATTTCGGGCCCAAGACCGCCTATCTGCCCAGGGCCGTTTATGTCATGAACCGGGCAACCATGCTGGCGGTCTCGCTGCTCAAGGAGTCCACCACCGGAAACTATCTCCTGCAGAGACTCGGCGAAACTCCGATCTGGAATATCCTCGGCGCCCGCGTCGTTGAATGTCCAGATATGCCGGGTATCGCGGCCGGGACGTTCCCTGTGGCCTTTGGGGACTTCGCCCGGGCCTATACCATCGTGGACAGAACCACGATGGTGACGCTCCGGGACCCGCTCACGCAGGCTACCTCGGGCGCGGTCAGGTTCTATGTTTTCCGGCGCACGGGCGGTCAGGTCGTCCAGGCTGAGGCGATCTACAAGCTCGAAATCGCCGCGAGCTAAGGAGGATGAAGTGAAAAGCATTTATCACGATGTTCTGGCTCAGTATTCGATTTATGCGGCCTCTCTGGGTGCGGGCGCAAAGACCGGAGACGCGATCGTCGACCTCCAGGGTTACGAGGGCGCGCTGGTCATCTGCTTTAGCGGCGCCCTCACGGTCGACATGCCGTTCCAGCTGATGCACGGCGACGCCGCGAACCTTTCCGACGCGGCCGCGGTCCCCGACGCTGATCTGGACGGGCCGGTGCCGCCCGAGCCCACACTGCTCCAGGCCACCGACAACGAGGTCAAGGTTTTCGCCTATAGAGGCAACAAGCGGTATCTCCGCGTCGACACGACCACGGGCACCGGGATCGCCGGGGCCATAATCGTCAAGGGTTACGCCCGTCACAAGCCGGTTGTCTGAAGCTGAATTTTCGGGAGGGGACTAAGTTCCCCTCCCATACTTACTTTTTGGAGGAGACACGATAGAAGTCCGCATGCTTACGTCGAAGCGCGGGAGCCCCGACGGGCTCGAGATCCGGGAATACGAGGCCGGGAAGAAATACGACCTCCCCGCGCGCCTGGCTGGAATATTCCTCAGCCAGGGCTGGGCCGAGGAGGACAAGGAGCTCGTCCTGGAAGTGAAAATCGAGGCACCGGCGGAGGTTCCGCAGCGGACCAAAAAAAGGAGACGATAAAATGAG